CCAGTCCTCCCGAGCACGGCAAGACCACGCTCCTGGAGGACTGGTGCACCTACAAGCTGGTCACCGACCCCAGCTTCCGGATCACCGTCGCGAGCGAGACCGTCGACCACGGGGTCAAGATCCTCGGCCGCGTCCAGAACCGGCTCGAACCCGACGGCCCCACACCCCGCATCCACGCCGACTTCGGCCCCATCTCCCCCGAAGGCAACCGGGACCAGGTCTGGTCGGCCCGCCACTTCGACGTCGCCGGCAAGGCCACCTCCGACGAGCGCGACTACTCCATGCACGCCGTCGGCCTCAAGGGTCGCGTGCAGGGCACTCGCTGCGACCTCCTCCTGCTCGACGACGTCCAGGACATCAAGTCGGTGGGCTCCACCGAGCTGTACTTCGAGATCATCAAGCAGAGCTTCCTGTCCCGCCCCTCGATGTTCGGCCGCACCGTCATCATCGGCACCCGAGTCGACGAGTTCGACGTCTACCGCAAGATGATGGACGACGACCTCGACGACCACCTCGTACGCATCGCCGCCTACGACATCGACAACAGCCCCGAGTGGCCCCACCCGACGGTCAAGCCCAAGGAAGACCTGCCCGAGACCTGGGCGCCCGAAGGCGTGAAGTTCCTGTGGCCCGAGAAGTACGACAACGACCCCGGCGACGGCATGCACCGCTACCGCTACGCCGCCCTGCGCTACCGGGTCGGTGAGACCGCCTGGGCGCGCAACTACATGCAGCACCCCGAGCTGGCCTCGAACCGCACCTTCGACCGTGACACCCGGGAGAAGATGTTCGACCCGGACCGCACGATCATCGCCGACCCCCGGCCGCGGACCATCTTCGACGAGGAGAACCGCCCAGTCGGCCTCGGCCCGGTCCCGGTGATCCTCGCCCTCGACCCCGCCATCGGCTCAGTCAACGCGGTCCTGGCCGCCGCCATGCACCCCGATGTCATGGAGGTGCTGCACGTCCGGCGCAACGTGGGGCTCACGAAGTACAGCCAGATCTTCGACGTGCTCGAAGAGGAATGCCACCAGTGGAACACCGAGACGAGCTTCGTCGACATGATCGTCGTCGAGGACAAGGCGTTCCAGAAGGGCCTCATGCTCGACGACCGGATGTTCGAGCTACAGAAGCGCTTCGGGGTCCGCATCCTGCCCAACACCACCGGCAAGGAGAAGACCGACTCCGAGATCGGCATCCCGGCCATGCCCACCGCCATGTGGCGCGGCGAGATCACGATCCCGTGGAAGCCCGGCCCCAGCCAGGAGAACATGGCGCCGCTGCTCAGCGACCTGAGCATCTGGAAGCCCAACGTCCCCGGCACGAAGCTCCCCCAGGACCACACCATGACCCTGTGGTTCGCTTACCGGAAGTGGCGCATCTACCGCAACAGCCCCGTCCACCGGCCGGCCGCCACCGACAACTGGCGGACCCGTCGCAGCAGTCCGCTGCGTACAGCCCCTCGCCGCCGGTCCCGGGTCACCACAAGGCCATACAGGGGTTTGGGCCGCATCCCGCAGCGTCGGGCAAGATGACCTGATGGAACGCTTCTGGTCAAAGGTCGACATCGGCGGCTGGCAGGACTGCTGGCCGTGGACCGCCGGAAAGGACCGGAACGGCTATGGCCAGTTCTTCCCTGAGCGCAAGACCTGCGTGAAGGCCCACAGGTTCGCTTACGAGCTGTCCGTGGGGCCTGTTCCGGCGGATCTGACGATCGACCACGTGAAGGCGTGGGGTTGCACGATGCGTTCCTGCTGCAATCCCCTCCATCTGGAGGTTGTGACGCGAGGCGATAACACGCGCCGTGGGGGCAACTCGCTCAAGACCCACTGTCCCCAGGGCCACCCGTATGATTACGAATGGACTCATCCTGAGAGCGGCAAGCGGTTGCGAAGTTGCACGCAATGTCGGAATGACGCCCAGCTGCGGTTTCGGTCACGCCAGCGAGCCCGGAAGGTGCCCATCTGATGGGTTGGAGTATGGATCAAGTGGCCGAAGAGATGGCCCGCCGTCGCCTCGCCCAGAATCCGATAATCGAGCGCATGATAGACGTGAGAGATCGGAATAACGGCGACGTCGTCATCCCCGTGCCCGAGACCGACGACGACATCCCCATGTCGTCCCTGGCGCCGCTGCTGATCGCCGACGCCATCGAGTTCCCGGCGACCATGGCCTCCCAGGTCGCGCCCAACATCTCGGTCCCCGCCCTCACCCCCGGCAAGATGACCGGCGTCCGCTCGGTCGACTACGCCTCCCGCCGGCGCAAGGCCCTGGCCTGGACCTGGGAGAAGTCCTGGTGGGACCTGCTCATCGGCCGCATGTACCGGCACCTCGCCGGCTACGCCACCAGCGCGCTGGTCGTTGAGCTGGACCAGAAGCTCAAGCGCCCCGTCATCACTCTGCGTGACCCGCTGTGCGCCTACCCGGAGCCCAAGGCGCCCGAAGACCTCTCGCTGCCCTGCAACGTCGGCTTCATCAAGAGCGTCTCCATCGACGCCCTCCACCGCGTGTATCCCGAGACCAAGGATCTGATCCCCCGAGGCGCCGCCTTCGCCACCTCGACGGGCCTTGAGGGCGAGATGTGGGACCTCGTCGAATGGATGGACGACGACGAGATCGTCATCGGCCTCCTCGGCGCCCGCGACGCCTGGCGCTCCTGGACCTCCGAGCCCCTGCGCTGGTGCCGGGAGCTGCGCCGCTACCCCAACATCTTGGGCCGCTGCCCCGCGATCGTCCCCCGCAAGGTCACCCTCGACCGCATCATCAGCCAGCTCTCCAACCTCACCGGCCACGCCGACATCATCGCCAAGCTCGTCTACCTCGACATCCGCGCCACCGAGGACTCGATCTTCCCCAGCCGCTACGTCCTCGCCAAGAGCGGCCAGGCCCCCCGGCTCGTGGACGGCGAATGGCACGACGGCGCCTCCGGCGAGATGAACATCGTCCTGGACGCCGACGCCGTCGGGAACCTCCCCGGCACACCGGACCCCAACAACAAGCAGACCATCGACCGCATCGAGCGCAACATGCGGGTCTCGTCCGGGCTCGTCCCCCAGGCCGGCGGCGAAACCTACGGCGCGCTGCGCACCGGCCGAGGCATCGACGCCCTCATGGGCGCCGCGCTCGACCCCAAGACCGCCGAGCTGCACCACGTCGCTGAGCGCTACCTCTCCGTCGCCAACGAGCTGGCCCTCATCGGCTTCCGCAAGATGTGGCCGAGCCGCTCCTACAGCGTGGGCTCCGAGCTTGACCCGGGCTCCGTCGAGTTCATCCCCGAGGAGCACATCGAGCGCGACCGCGACGGCGAGCTGTACGTCGAGAATGCCGTCCACTACCCGATCCCGGGCATGGACGACGTCAACGCCACCCAGGTCATCGGCCAGATGCAGGGCACCAACCTCATCTCGGCCTACGGCGCCCGGCGCATGCACCCCCACGTCCGTGACCCCGAAGGTGAGGAGCGCCAGATCCTCGTCGAGCAGCTCGACCAGATGGCCCTCGCCGCCCTGGGCCAGCGCGCCACCACCGGGGGCATCCCGCCCGAGGACATGGCCGCCATCACCGAAGAGGTGCTCAAGGGCAACCGCCTCAACACGGCCGTCCTCAACGTCAACAAGGCCGCCAGCGAACGCCAGGCCGCGGTCCCGCCGGCGCCGGCCCCCGACCAGATCGCTGCCCCCGAGGCGATGCCCGGCCTCGGCATGCCCGGCGAAGGCGCGGGCCAGGGCTCCGGCATGCCTCCCCCGGTCCAGCCGCCCCCGCAGGGCGTCGACAACCTCAACCAGCTCGTCACCGCCATGAAGGCGCAGCGCTGATGCCCCGCAAGGCGAAGCGCCAGACCATCTCCGGCGCCCCCGCCGCTCCGCTCCAGGCGCCCTCGGGCGGCCCGTACGGCGCGGGTGAGCGCGCACTGGAATCACAGCGACGCACTCCGGTACCGTCGGGTCCGCCCCCGGTGCCGGGTGCTGGCATCGGGCCGGGAGCTGGCGCCGCTGGCGGGTCAGGATCAGCTGCCCCTGGTCCTGATCCCGCCATGCTCCAGCAGCTCCGCATGGCCGCCGGCATCCAGGCCGCCCAGCGCATGGCCCCCCCGCAGTCCCTGTACGCGCCCACGCAGCGCCCCGGCGAGCCCATCACCGCCGGCATGCCGATGGGTGCCGGCCCGGGGCCGGAGGTCACTCGAACAGGAGATCGAGTTGCCCGCACCTACCGCCTGATCGCCGACATCACCGGCAACCCGCGGTTCCAGGAGCTGGCCGACCTCGCCGCCGGCCAGGGGCACTGATGGCTGGTACACTTGTTCGCCGCGGAAAGGTTCGGCTTGGCGCGGCTAGGTCTGGCGAGGCAGGGCAGGGCGAGGTGAGACTGCCGTGAGCGACAGCAGCTTGTTCTACGGCGGCGGCGCGAACGGCAGTCTCTTCTACGGCAGTGGCTCTGGCGGGGGCACGGGCACCGGCGACGCCACCGGCGGGGTCAACCTCGAAGCGATCGAGCGCACCGGCCGCCGGGCCTCGTTGTTGAGCAGCTTCGCCAACGACCTGAGCCTGTCGGCGCCGGACGCCTCCCTCGCTCTGGCCGAGAGCCCCATGTCCGACGACGAGATGCTGCGCTCAGCCACCGAGTCGGTCGACTACGCGAACATCCAGCACATCATGTCGTCGCTCCAGGCCGAGAAGCCCGGGGTCCAGCACGCCATGTACCGGAGCCTCCCGAAGCCCATCGCCGACGCTCTCCGCAAGTCCGGCTACAAGCCGCCCCCGGACGCCAAGCGCAAGGGCGGCTCCCGTTGGGGCGTCAATTTGCCGGACTTTTTGCCCGGCCCCAACGAGCTGACCCTGCCCGACAGCACGCCGATCCTCGGTCCCGTTGTCGGCGGGCTCCAGCACGCCACGGGCGAGACGCTCGAAGCGGGCCGGGACGTCGCCGGCAAGGCCCTCCAGCCCTTCCAGTGGGCCGGCGAGCAGATCCCCCACCTCTACCGGGCCATGAAGTACTCCGAGGAGCAGAAGAACCTCTCCTGGGCGCAGAGCTTCAACCCGGGCAACTACTTCTCGCCCAGCCAGCTGGCGAAGTCCTGGCACGCCACCGACCCCGACGACGGCTACGTCCGGCCCGCCGCCGCGGCCCGAGCCCGCAAGATCCTCGGCGGAGACCCCCAGCTCTACGACATCGCCCACGGCATGGCCACCGGCAAGACCAGCGAGCAGATCATCCAGGACGCCGGCTTCGAGCTGGACTCCCCCGAGGCGCTCCAGATGAGCCTCGCCATCCTGGAGGCCCAGTCCAAGCCCGAGCTGAAAGACGCCGTCCACCAGCTCTCCGTCGGCCAGGTCAGCTTCGGCCGCACGATCACCCAGGACGCCCTGGGCATGGACGACACCGACTCGGGCCTGGGCCGGCTGCTTTCCGGCACCATCGACGCCGGGTTCGACATCGCGGCGGACCCCACCATCGGCATCGGCCACGGGCTCAAGGCGGCCCGCTTCGGCCGCTACGCCTACATGCTGGAGACCGCCGGCGACGTCGAGCGCATGGGCCGGGCCGCCAAGCTCGCCTCGAACCTGGAGCGCGCCCGGGAAGGCGCCACCGCCATCTTCCGCCTCGGTGACGTCCGCCCCTCCGAGCTGCGCAACGCCACCAACATCCTGCGCTGGTCCGACCGCGTCGCGGACGCCTTCAAGACCGGCAAGCTCGCCGAGCTGGGCCGGGAGCTGCCCAACACCATGCCGGTGCTCTCCTCGCTGAGTGACGCCCACGTCACCCGGGGCCTCAACGGTCTGGCGGGTCTCGACAAGGCCCGGGGCGTGCTCGGGTGGCTCCAGAGCCGCGACGGTCTCCTGGAGCTGGCCGCCTCCCGTCTCGGGGGTTCGAGCCCCATGGTCGAGGGCCTGCGCATGCCGTCGCTGTCGCGGGCCGAGCAGGTCGCCGTCGAGGGCAAGAAGGTCTGGACGAAGGCCATCGACTGGTCGCGCCTCCAGTACACCTTCGGTCCCGACGCCGTGACGTGGGCGCAGAAGATGTCCGAGTTCACCTCGGCGGCCAACAACCCCGCGGCGCTGACGCGTCAGGTCGGGCAGTTCATGCTGTCCCAGACCGTCGGCAACACCGGCCGCCTCGTCGCCGGCCTCACCGCCCACGCCCCCTACAGCCAGGCGCTGCGCCTCTACGGCAACGAGTCCGTCGAGGAGTTCAGCCGCATGGTCAACCTGGGGCTCTTCGGCCGGATGGCCCGCCCCGAGATGGACGCCTACATCGATGCCTTCACCAAGGGCGACCTCGTGGTGCGGGCCAACATGCAGGAACGCTTCCTGGAGCAGCTCTTCCGCAAGGCCGGCATCGCCGACACGAAGTTCGCTGAGCGCTTCGTGGGCCGAGCCCGCCAGGCGTACGCCATCGACCAGAGCGACCTCGTGGACATCGGCGACGTCCGCTCCCACGCCGCCAAGCTCGTGGACGTCCACCACGCGGATGCCCTCGCCATCCCGAACTGGCGCCAGTTCTTCCAGGAGACCGCCCGAGCGAACACGACCCGCTTCCTGTTCAACAACACCCCGGCCAGCTGGATGGACGCCGCGATCGGCAAGGCGTGGAAGCCCTCGGTGCTCATGCGCATCGGCTTCATCCCCCGGGCCGGCGGCGAGGAGATGCTCCACTACATCCTCAAGGTCGGCTCCCGCCGCTACCTCGGGGCCAAGGGCGCCGAGTGGGTCGCCGCAGACGAGCTGGGCAACCAGCTCCAGGCCCAGATCGCCACCGCCGAGGCCCTGGGTCACACCGACGAGGTGAACCGCCTCACGCAGCGCTACGCCCAGACCCAGGGGTTCTTCTCCGCCCCCCTGCGTCAGCTGGCCGGCGCCGGCGACCGCCTCTTCACCCACCTCTTCGAGTCGAACGCCGTGGACCTCGGCCCGTTCCGGACCCGGATCACGAACAAGGCCCACGCCCTGGATGAGCGCGGCGTCGTGTCGGGCCTGGAGAACTTCGCCATCGAGAAGTCGCTGTGGTCCTCGGGGCTCATGGAGAAGATGGCGTCCGCCACCCACATGCCGTCCAAGGCCCAGATCGGCCAGTGGATGGCGGAGCGCTGGAACCCCTCAGCGATCGAGGCCGCCCGCATCCTGGCCTCGGACCCCCGGGCTCAGCGCGCCTTCGTCGAGCAGGTCGCCGGCTCGACCTTCACGCCCTGGGAGTTCGTTGGCCAGGTCGACGGCAACGGCGCCCCGATCCCCAAGGTGCTGTGGACGGACCGCACCGGCGGCCACCCGGTCGTCCGTGAGATCCCCATGAAGCCCCGCCCCGGCGAGTACGCGACCCAGTCCCTGCTCGACTCCGGCGGCGACGTCACCTCGTTCTTCCACTCGGTCTTCTCCCGGCAGATGCGCCTCAAGAAAGACCGTGTCGCCAACGCCGTGCTCAACGACACGCTGCCCCGTTGGGTCGGCGACTTCGGTGGGGACCTCGCCAGCCGCCTGGGTCACGCCGAGCCCTCGACCCTGCGCGACCACCTCAACCAGCTGTGGGCCTGGGAAGGCGACGGCGACCGCACCGGCCCGGCTCTCCTCCGGGGCGCCCGCAAGCTGATCTCGGACCCCGGCAACGAGGGCCTGCGCACCTGGCTCGGCCAGGGCATCGACCAGGCCGCCGGCGAGCTGGGCCTCAACCTCGACGGCCGCAAGCTCTCCCGCCTCTTCGAGAGCACCGACCTCGACAACGCCCCGAAGCACTGGCTGGCCTACGAGAAGGTCGACCCGGACCGTCTGATCGACGACTTCGCCGACCTGGAGAAGCAGCTCGGCCACCGCTCGAAGGGCCGGCTGTCGCGCCCGGACATGCAGCGCAAGCTCCAGGAGATGCGCCTCTACTCCGACGACCGCCTCGCCGTCCCAACCCGCCAGGGCGTCCGCAAGGTCTACGTCCCGATGGTCGAGCAGCTCCCTGACGCTCTGACTGAGGACTTCATCTCTGCCGCCACTCGCAACATCCGCTACATCGGCGGCTACGGCGAGGAGCGTGCCCGTCAGATCGCACAGAACGTGGCCGACAGCGTTGGAGCAGCGCACGAGATCAAGGACGCCGCCCGAGGACTCACGCCACTCTCGGGCTGGGGTGCAGCAGACCCCCGAGTGTCAGATGCCGTGATGGCCGCCGCCGACCAGGTGCTGGGCACCACCTCGACCCACGGCATCCTCGAAGTCCCCGAGGACGTCATCCAGCGCTCCGCCGGCGACCGCGCCCAGGGCCTGCGCACCCTGGCCGGCAACTGGAAGACCGCGGATGACTACATGGTCGACCCCTGGCGGCTCATGAAGACCCAGGCCACCGACCAGAACCGCCGCCTCGTGCAGCTCCAGGTCGGCGGCGAGTGGTGGGACGACGTGGACCTCCAGGCCGCCACCTCCGCCTTCAAGGCCGACCCGGTCCCGGGCCGCATGCGCCTCTACCGGGGCGACACCGGCCCCTGGACCACCCTGGTCCCCAACGAGCCCTTCCGCTTCGTGGACGTCGACCCCAGCATCGCGGCCCGGTACAAGAACCAGCTCCCCGACGACCTCGCTGACGAGCTGGGCGCCAAGCGGCTCCCCGGCAAGCCCCCCGACGACGGTCGCTGGCTCATCACCGACCGCCAGATGTCCCCGGGCCTCGGCGAGATCGAGGCCATGGAGCGTGTCGCGAACGCGTCAATGGACGAGGTCAAGGACGTCCTCACCACCGCCAACCGCCAGGAGCTGAACCCCGACGTCCTCCACGAGGTCGTCGAGCCCATGCTCCGGCCCGACCACGTCAAGATCGACGAGGCCGGCAACAAGATCATCGAGCAGGGCTACGGCTTCGACCACCTGATCGGTGGCGTCGACTGGAAGCGCCTCCCCCAGGAGACCTACGGCCCGGTCATGGCCGCGGCCCCCGACTTCCGCTGGGACAAGATCGTCAGCAACTGGTTCGAGGGGCCGGTCGACCACGCGATCAGCTCGATGATCCGCAAGCCGATGTTCCTCGACAACTTCGGCCGCCAGCTCCGCAACCAGAAGGCCCTCGCCGACCTGTTCGTCGACCCTGACATCTGGGAGGCCGTGCGCGCCTCGGGCCTGGACGACGCCGCGCTCGACTCGGTCGCCATGGCGCTCCCCGACGGCGCCACCGCCGAGCAGATCGCCGACCTCCTCGGCGAGGCCGGCCTCGAAGGCGTCGGCGAGAACGAGATCAAGGCGTTCCGCCGCTTCGCTGAGCAGCGCACCCACGGCATCGACACCATCCGCCAGAACGCCATGCAACGGTCGATCCAGCTGACGACCCCGTTCATCGACGACCACCGCATCCGCTCCGCCTTCCAGAACTACGTCGGCAACTTCGTGCCGTTCCAGTTCGCCGAGGAGCAGTTCCTCAAGCGCTGGGCGCGCTCGGTCGTCGAGAGCCCCGAGATGATCCGCCGGGCACAGCTCGGCATGAACGGCATCCGCTCGATGGGCGTGGTCCGCAAGGACGAGCAGGGCAAGGACATGTTCGTCTATCCGCTCGCCGGCGAGGCCATGGCCGCCATCTCCTCCGGCGTCGCCAGCATGTTCGGCGAGAAGCTCCGGGTCCCCTACTCGACCGCCATGACCGGCGAGGTCGGCTACACCCTCCCGGGGCTCGGCCAGCGCTTCGGCGTGCCCTCCGTCGGCCCCCTCGTGTCCATGTCCCTGGAGCTGCTCAGCCGCCACTTCCCGGAGCTGGCCGACCTCGAACAGCAGGTCTCCGGCCCCGGCGCCGACCGGCCGGTATGGACCTACTTCACGCCCACCTGGGCGGCGAAGACCTGGAGCGCCGTGTTCGGCGACCTCGACAAGGGCCAGCTCGCCTCGGCCACCAACCAGGCCATCCAGACCCTGGCCCTCAACGGCGACATGCCCCCCGAGGACGCCACACCCGACCAGCAGCAGGAGTTCATCGAGCGCGCCCAGGGCATCGCCCGCACGATCATCATGGCCCGCGGCCTGTTCGGCATGGTGACCCCGTCGGCGCCCAACGTCCGCACGAAGGCCGACGACCTGAACGCCGAGTACGTGAAGCTCCTCCGCATCAGCCCGAGCCCCGACGAGGCCACCCAGGCGTTCATCAAGATGCACCCGGACATCGAGCCCGCCGACCTGCTGGCAGCAACGGTGTTCACCTCCGAGTCCAAGTACGCCGGCCTGCCGACCCCGACCGACGAGACCTTCAACTGGGTCAAGAATAACCCCGACATCGTCGGCGGGTTCCCGGCCGCCGCGCCCTGGCTGCTGCCCCGGGCCGGCGCCGAGGACAAGTTCTCGTACCGGGCGTGGTCCCAGCAGGTCGCCAAGGGTCTCAGGGTCCGGAAGTCCAGCAAGGATCTGATCGACGACATCCGCTTCGCCGGCGCCGCCCGGGACTACTTCGAGGCCAAGACCCAGCACGACTCCGACATGCTCCTCGCCCAGGGCGCGACCCGCTCGCAGCTCACCGAGGAGTGGAACACCTGGAAGGCCGGCTACTACCGCCAGCACCCCGTGTTCGCCAACATGCTCGAAGACCCGACCCGCCAGCAGCACCGAGCCCAGGCCATGCAGCAGCTCGAAGTCCTCGCCAGCGACCCCCACGGCCCGGTGCCGGCCGAGCTGTCCGACATGGTGGCCAAGTACCGCAAGTACCAGTACTCGATCGCCGGCCTGCGCGGCGCCCGCTCCCAGGGGGCCTCGGCCACCCGCGAGCAGCTCACCACCGACCTCGTTACCTGGGTCGAGTGGCAGGTCCAGAAGCACCCCTGGCTCGCCGGTTTCTACTTGAGGGTGATAAAGCCCGATCTCCAGGGCCTCGACGCTGACGCTGTCGTGTCAACAGCGGCATGATGTGATCGATGTCTGAGCCCCGTTTCTGGACGAGCGGATCGCTGCCCACCGAGGCGGAGCTGCGCGATTTCCTGCACAGCCACGGCGTCTCGACCGCCGGCGGGGAGTCGATCGAGCAGATCATCGAGGAGTACCGCTCCTCGATCCTGTCGACGTCCGACTCCTACATCTGGTCCCAGGACCAGATCAACGAGTGGGTGAACAACAAGGTCGGCGACGCCAAGGCCGTCCAGACCGACCCGGGGGGCACCGGCGTACCGGGCTCCGGCCCCTCGATGACCGACGAGATCATCGCCCAGCGCGCCCAGGACGACGCCAAGCTCAAGGCGCACTCCGGCGAGCTGGCCGACCAGCGCTCCCAGGTGCTCCACACCCAGGCCCAGAGCTACTACGACCAGACGTCCCGGGTGCAGGACGCCGGCCCCGGCGACGGCGCCACGATGGCCGAGTCCATCGCGCTGGGCTTCCAGGTCGACGAGAACGGCGAGCCCGTCCTCGACCAGAACGGCTCCCCGGTCCCGGTCAACCCGGCGACGCTGTGGGACCAGATCAAGGGCATGAGCTTCAACATGGGCTCGCTGTCACCGCCCCGCACCGTCGGCGTCGCCCGCAACGAACCCCTGATCGGCCGCGAGAACCCCGCCGGCTACCGCCAGGTCAACCAGTTCCGGCCCGCCCAGGTCATGGCCATGCTCACCGCCATGGACCCCGACTACCTCTCGCAGCTCCAGCACAAGATGTGGGAGGCCGGGTTCTTCACCGCCGCCAACGGCAAGGACACCCTGCCGTCGTGGGGTCAGCCCGACGTCGCGACCCGCCGGGCCTTCAACGAGATGTTCATCACGGCCTCGACCAACCCCGACGAGGCCATCGACAAGATGCTGGCCCGCATGGCGTCGGAGCGCATCACCCGCCAGGCCGCCCCCGACTCAGGTCCCGGCGCCGGCCCCCAGCAGCTCCCGAGCTTCACGCCCGAGGTCACCTCCGAGGCCACCCTCAACCAGACGATCGACCAGATCGCCCAGCACCTGCGCGGCGAGTTCGCCTCCCCCAAGGAGAAGGCTGACCTCGTCAAGCGGCTCCAGGCCAAGGAGACCGAGACCCAGCGCACCCAGTACGAGCACTCCCTCGCCGACGCCCAGGCCAAGTACGAGGCCACGGGCTCGACCTCTGGCGAAGCCAACGCCGGCAACCAGGAGATCGACCGCTTCATGGCGGCCATCGCCGGCAAGGAGTCCGGGGGCAACTACCAGGCCGACAACCCCGACACCCACGCCTACGGCAAGTTCCAGATCATGCCGGAGAACTGGGGTCCCTGGTCCGAGCGCGCCGGCCTCGGCCCCAACGCCCCCCGCACGCCCGGCAACCAGACGATCGTCGCCCGCCGCATCATGCTCGACTACTACAAGCAGTTCGGCAACTGGCGGGACGTCGCCGTCGCCTGGTACTCCGGCCCCGGCCGCGTCGCCCAGCTGCGCGACAGCTCGAAGCCCCAGGGCCGCTACCCCTCGATCGCCGCCTACGCCAACGAGGTCATGTCCCGCTTCGCTGGCTCCGGCAACGTCGCCAACGGTCAGCTCGCGGTCGGCAACGTGTACGCCCCCACCGAGCGCTTCGATCCCGCCGCTGAGGCCGAGGCCGCCCTCAAGGCCCAGGACCCCGCCGGCTGGCAGGCCCACGAGTACGGCAACCAGGCCATCCAGTTCTTCCAGCTGCTCCACGGGGTGGCGGCCTGATGCCGGGCGCCGACAACCTCGACCCGCAGTTCGCCGCCAGCCTCCAGGCGCTGGTCGCCGCCAGCGGGGGCCGCATCTACTTCGTCTCGGGCTTCCGTTCCCACGGGCAGCAGCAGAAGCTCTACGACGCCGCCGTCGTCAAGCACGGCGCCGCCAGCGCCAGCCACTGGGCCGCCAAGCCCGGCCACTCCCACCACGAGCAGGGCCTCGCCGTGGACCTCGGCTTCGCCGACGCCGCGGCCCGCGAGTGGGCGCACCAGAACGCCGCCAAGTACGGCCTGCGCTTCCCCATGTCGTGGGAGCCCTGGCACATCGAGCCCTTCGGTGCCCGCTCCCGCGGCGACCGCCAGGCGTACACAACGCCCCCCGACGGCATGGCCAACCCGGTCGACCAGGCCAACGACCCGACCGAGGACGCCTTCGATCCCGGCGTCCAGGCCCGCCGCCTGTTCGAGGCCATCACCGCCGGCCCCTCCAATGACGCTGTCGCGTCACCCAAGCCCGAGATCGGCGCGGCCCCCACACCCGAAGACCAGCTCCAGACCATGGGCGCAGGAGGAATGCAGTGACCAACGTCCTCAAGCCCTACCTGACCGAGCACCTCCCGGAGCGCTTCGAGCTGAACGCCGGCGAGGTCATCGCCGACACCGTGGTGATCGTCCGCATCCTCGACCTCACCGGCGAGGGCTCGTACATCCCGGAGCGCTACGAGTACACGACCAACATGGGCCTCAGCTTCGCCACGGCCCGGGGCATGACCGAGTGCATCCGCGACCAGATCGAGGACGTCTACAAGCAGGTGCTCAGCATCGTCGCCGAAGACGACGAGGACGACTGACATGGCCCTCGACCAGGCCACCATCGACCGCATCCGGTCCGACTTCCCGGCCTTCGCCAGCCTGCTCGACATCCCCGACGTCGCCAACGTGCTCGGCCGCGCCGTCAAGGAAGGCTGGGACGTCGGGAAGCTCCAGGCCAACCTCTACGCCACGACGTGGTGGAAGACCAACAGCGAGTCGCAGCGCAACGCCGCGATCCTCCAGCGCACCGACCCGAAGAGCTACAACCGCCAGGCCGACGCCATCCGGCAGAACATCCAGTTCGAGGCGGGCCGCCTCGGCGCCAGCCTCACCGAGGCTGAAACCATGATGCTCAGCCGTCTCGCCATGAACGGCGGCTGGTCCGCCGACGAGATCACCCGTCAGGTCGTCGCCGTCGCCCGCCGCCGCCCCTACGGTGCCGGCCAGATCAAGGCCACCGGCGACGACATCATGGCCATGTCTAAGGCGTACGGCGTCGGCGTCGGTCGAACCTGGGTCGACACGAACGCCTCGCGCATCGCGTCCGGCGAGAAGACCATGGACTGGATGAAGGACTACTTCGTCCAGACCGCGCTGGCCCGCTACGGCAACAACGCCCGGGTCAAGCAGGGCCTCCAAGCCGGCCACACCCTCGCCGACATCATGGAACCCACCCTCTCCCTGGTGTCCAAGGAGCTGGAGCTGGGCTCCGGCGCCCAGTGGGACCTCAACTCCGGCATCGCCCAGAAGGTCGTCAACTACAAGGACGTCGACACCGGCGAGATCCGGCCCATGACCGACTCCGAAGCTCTCCAATTCGCCCGGTCCGACCGCCGCTGGCGCGACACCAACGGGGCCAAGGGCCTCGTCACCGACGCCTCCAACGCGATCGCCCGCTTCATGGGTCAGAAGGTGTGAGCATGCACCGAGATGACATGAGGGTTCACTAATGGCTGCTCCCGTCGCCACCCAAGCCCAGCAGGACGCCCACGGTCTCCTGCGCGCCACCTTCGCCCGCTACGGCCTCGGCGGAGAGGCCCTCGCGACCTGGGCGCTCGACGAGCTGGTCGCCGGCAAGGGCATCGACCAGATCCTCCTGGAGCTGGAGACCCGCCCCGAGTTCAAGGCCGCCTTCCCCGAGATCGAGGCCCGCCGCCAGAAGACCGCCGAGACCGGCATCCAGCTGGCCCCCATCTCCCCGGCCGAGATCCTCCAGTACCGCACCCAGGCCAAGCAGCTCATGGCCAGCTACGGCCTCCCCGCGTCCTTCTACCAGCAGAACGCCGACTTCGCCGACCTCATCATCGGCGACACCTCCATCCAGGAGCTGAACGACCGCCTCGACGCCGCCTCCAAGCGCGTCGTCCACGCACCCCCCGAGATCCGGACTGTCTTCACCGACCTGTTCGGCGCGGCCGGCGACGATGCCCTCTTCACGATGTTCATCGACACCGACCGTGGCCTCCCCGCCCTCCAGGAGATGGTCCAGACCGCTGAGGCCGGCGGCGCCGCCCGCCGCTTCGGGTTCGGGCTCACCCGGGCCGAGATGGAGCAGATGGCCTCCTACAACATCGACTACGACGCCGCGGTCTCGGGCTTCGGGAAGCTCAACGAGAACAAGGGCCTGTTCGACGAGACCCTCTACGAGGGCCAGGACTTCACCGTCGGCCAGCAGGGTGTCGCCTCAGCGTTCGGGCTCGAAGGCCAGACCGCCCTCCAGAAGCGTGGCGAGGCCCGCAAGGCGGAGACCTCGGGCTCCTCCGGCGGCGGGTTCAGCCAGGTCGGCGCCGCCGGTCTCGGCACCGCCAAGCAGACGCCGAGCAAGTAGCGGGTAGACCTAGGGCATGACCACCGAGACGCTGCTCATCATCCTGATCGTCGTTGTGATCGTGGTGGTCCTCGCCCGCCGCTGAGGGCCGGGACCGCTCGTAACAACCGTCCGACGGCCGGTGGGCGAACCACCAGCCCCGACCCTCAGAACGGCCAGGCGTCCACCGTCAGCGTCACGTTGGTGTTGGCCGACAGGTTCAGCCGGATGTAGCGCACCGGCACGTTCGGCCGCACGATCACGTAGGTCGTCGTCGCCGTCGTGATGGCGAACGTCGCCACTGTCGGCGTCTCCGGGACCGCCGAGGTCGCGTAGGCGACCGGCAACCAGTTCGTCCCGTCCGCCGAGCCCTCGACCGCCACCGTGACCGTCGGCGTGGCGCCGATCGTCGACACGATCTTGATGAGCACCGGCCCCATCGAGGGGCCACGATCCAAGACGTTGGTCGTCGGGGTCGACGCGGTGAAGGCCGTCGCCAGGTTCACGTTGTCGGGGGAGCCCGACGACGACGACGCGGCCGAGGCCCGGCGCAGCGGCGGGACAGCAGCGAGGACCGCCATCAGTAGCCCCTACGGCGCTTGCGCGGCTTGCGCTTCGCCATCAGTACCGGTCGCCGATCTCGGCCGAGTCGCTCGACCGGACGTTGGAGGCGGCCCGCGAGGCGGAGCAGCCCGTGATCCCGACGCGGGTCCCGCCCTTGCCCGCCGACACGCTGACGGACTGGCCGCCGGCGCCCACGGTCGGGAAGAGGGGTCCTCGCTTCGGACCGCTCGACTTCTCTGCGTATTCCATCTCGACAGATCCCATGCCCGGGAGCGTACCCCCGGGCATGGAACCGTGTCGTGCCTCGCCCCGCCTTGCCATGCCTGGCCGAGCCCAGCTGCGCCACTGCTGCCGAGCCCTGCCCTGCCGAGCCCTGCCGTGTCATGCCGTGACTCGCCGAGGCCAGCCACTGCTGGCGTGCCATGCCCAGCCTTGCCATTGCTGCCTCGCCACGCCTGGCCGCGCCACGCCGTGCCGTGCCGCTGCTGCCGAGCCCTGCCGTGCCGAGCCGGGCCATGCCCAGCCGTGCCGCTGCTGCCGAGCCCTGCCGTGCCGCGCCATGCCTTGCCGGGCTCGGCAGC